TGAGGCTCGTATGGAAGCGCCTGGGCAAATGTTTAGAGGTGTAGCTGTTCCAGCTATAGCACTACAAACTCGTGATGCTTTAGGTGAGCAAGCTGGTATTGAGGTAGCATCTTTTGTGGACCAACTACAAGCTAATTCAGTACTTGCACAAGCTGGGGCAAATTTTTACTCAGGCTTAACTGCTGATAGAAAATTTCCTATTGTATCATCAGTAAGTGCTTCATTTATAGGTGAAAATTTGGATGGCGCTACAACTGTAGCTGAGTCAGGAGCTTTCTCAACTGTAACATTAGAGCCTAACAAATTAATTTCTGTTGTTGGAATGAGTGCTGAGTTAATGCAACAAAACCCAGGAGTAGAGGCTGCTTTACAGCGTAACATGGCTCAAGCTATCACTGCACAATGGGAAAAGAATTTGTTAGCTGATGCAGATGCAGCTTCAGGACCAACCTCTATTTTCTTAGATGCTAATTCGGTTGTAGATTCAACAAGTCCCTTAACTATTGCAAATATGATCACTTGTGAAACTAATGTTTTAGAGAATAACATTAACCCAGCATCTGCTAGATTAGCTTATTTATTTAATGGTAGTGCTTTAGGTGTTATTAAAGGTTTGGCAGATACTGATTATGTGCCTGGGTTTATGGATAATTTCCAAAAAACATTTAACACTTACAAGTACTATGTTTCTAGTAATGTTGGAAATGGTGTAACAGCTGACCAAGTTTTATTTGGAGATTTCTCTGATGTACACTTAGGGCAGTTTGGAGGTATGAGCGTTTTATTTGATCCATATACTAACGCTGCTAAAGGTTTAGGCCGATTAGTAGTTACTACTTTAGTAGATGGTAAAGCTGCTCGACCAGGAACAACTTTACAGCGTTGTACTGATTCTAATTCATAATTAGTAATTTGATTGATTTATAAGGGAGTGGGTTAGTTCCTACTCCCTTTTTTTATAAAATAAACTATGGCACAACAAGCAAAAGTAGATGCTTTTTCAGGTACTGAATTAATCAGCCTAGCAGAAGCAAAAGAGTATTTAAGAGTAGCAACAACTGATGATGATACTTATATAACAGAGCTTATTAAGATAGCTCGTATGCAAGTGCTAAATGATACTAATCAGGTTGTTGTACAAACTACTATCACAGAGTATTATAGAGATTGGCCTGATAATGCTGTTTTGTGTTTATCTTATCCAGGAAAAATTACTAGCCCTGTGATTAAGTATGCAGATACAGATAATACTAGCCAAACTTTAACTGATCAAACTGATTATAAAATTAGCTCAAATCATGGGCTTCCTGTGGTACAATTTTATAACACATATTCAATGTATGACAGAGCAAACGCTTTGCAAATTCAATATGATGTAGAGCCACAAAATGCTGATGTAATAAAGCCCTTAAAAATAGCTATGTATATGTTAATTCAGCATTATTATGATAATAGAAGCCCTGTAAGCTATTTAAAGGTTGATGAGATGCCTTTAGGTTATAAGCATATAATTACTCAATACAAAAATTATATTTGGTAATGAATGCAGGCGAATTTAGACATAGAACAAAGCTAACAATAAAGGCAGAGGCTCAGCAGTCAGATTATGGCGATTTTGCAACTGATACTACTACTGATTATTATCGCTATGCTAAAGTAAAATGGCTACCAGGATCAGAAAAAGTAGAGGCTAATGTTATTGCTTTGCAAAAAAATGCAGAATTTACTTTTAGAAAGGACAGCATCACAGAGCTAATAGATAGAATTGATGTTATTGCTTATGGCTCAGATAAGTTTTTTATCTCAGAAGCCTTATTTAAGGGCCATGCAAATGAGCAATATGTAGTTATTAAAGGACATACAGCAGCAGATTAATGATAACACCTTTAACACAAATAACAGGAGATAAAGAGCTAGATCGAGCTTTAAAAGAGTTAGGAAAAACTGCTATTAAAGATAGCTTAATTAAAAAAAGTTTAAAAAAATTAGCAAAGCCTATTATTAATGATATTAGAGGCAATATAAATAATGTTACTGGAAACCTCTCTAAGTCTATTGGAATTATTAAAGGTATTAGAGGCACAAAAGGCGCTCCTTTTATAATAATAGGGCCTAGATATTATGGGAATTTTAAAGGTTATCATGCTCATTTAGTAGAGGTAGGTAAAAGTTTTTATAATGTTAATTTTGAAGATCAAAGAATTATTGAAAGGGCTTATAATAAAAATAAAACAAAAACTCAGGAAGAATTAAAGAGAGAGATGTTAATTTTATTAAGAAAGGAAATGTTTAAAAAGTTAGGCAAAAACATATGAGCGCAACAGAGGGCTTAAAAATAGGAAAGGTAATATATAACATTTTATCAACTGACAGCACTACAACATCAGTAACAGGAATGAGCGCAGCAAAAATACAGCCAGCTCCATTAAAAGAACAAGGTAATCCTGATGTAGGTGTTACTTATGAGATAGATGCAGTTAATCCTATTAATACAAAGTATTCAGGAGTAGCAATTACAGCTCCTGTTTATATAGTAGATTTTACTTGTGAATGTGTTAGCAGAGATTATTCAACAGGCATTATTTTAGCTGATGCTGTGGCTAAAGCCTTACAAGAGGCTGCTAATGGTACATACAATAGCGTTAAGTTAAATGGATTGACATTATCAAGCGCTAGTGAAGATTATAATAAGGCTAGAAGATATTATAGCAAAAGGCTTAGCTTTCAAGCTCGTATATTGCTATAAACAAAAAAAAAACGTAAATTGCAAACAAAAATAAATAAATAAAAAATGGCTACAGGTTTAGTAAATGGTACAGACCTACTTTTAAAGGTAGGCGACACCGATTCAAATGAGGTTATTGTTGCTTATGCAACATCATGCTCACTAGAGGTTTCAATGGATGAAATTGACCAAACAAATAAAAGCAGCTCAGGCTGGAAGCAAATTATAGGAGGCTTACGCTCTTGGAGTGTTTCAGCTGATGCGCTTTATCAAAATGAAGCAAAGTCAGGTGAGTATGCTTTTGTTGATTTTTGGGATCATTTAGGAGGTACAAATCAAAGAAAACATGTACATGTTGAGCTAACTATTACAGGAGCAGCTGGCTCTGATGGAAATAAGTATTATGCTGGAGAGGCTTTTGTTACATCGTTATCAGTTAATGGTGGTACTGAAGATCAAGCAACATTCTCTATTTCTTTAACAGGCTCAGGAGCATTAACTGAAACAGCAGCAGCTTAACAAATGGCTTTAGGCCCAGTTAATGGTACTGATTTAGTGCTAAAATTATATCAAAATCCTTTAGGCTATAGAGATATAGCTTATGCTACTACTTTTGATTTAGAAATTAATGCAGATAGCATTGACCAAACAAATAAAAGTAGTCAAGGATGGCATGAGATGATTTTAGGCGCTAGAAATTGGACTATTAGCTGTGATGCTTTATACCAAAACGAAAGCAATCCATTATCAAGATATTTTGTAGATGCTTTTGGCATATTAGACAATAGAACTAATCTACAAATCGAGTTTAGTGTTACAGGAGGTAATGCAGCTGATAATAATAAATTGTATAGAGGAAGCTGTCAAGTGGTATCATTAAATTTAAAAGGAGAAACAGAAGATCAGGCAGTTTATCAAGTTTTTTTAGCTGGTACAAATGTTATAAACCAAGTAAATATATAAAATGAAAGCAACACCTGTATTTATAGCTGGGCAAGATTATCCTGTTAAATATGGCTTTGCAGCTCTTAGAGCTTTTAGCGATGCCACAGGAACAACTTTAGGCGATTTAGGATCTTTAGGCGATAACATGACCATAACACAAGCATTAGCTTTAGTTTGGGCTGGTTTAAAAGATGGCGCTAGAGTAATGAAAAAGGAATTTGTTTTGTCTATTGATGATGTAGCCGATTTAATGGATCAAGATGAGGAGGCGATGAACAAGGTTTTAAAAGTGTTTCAGGACAGCCTAGCAAAGCCTACAAAGAGCAAAGGAAAAAAAAAGGGAAAATAGAACAAAGGCAAGCCTCTAACACTTATGATGATTTAGAGGCTGTTGCTTTTGGTTGGCTTAATCTAACACCAAAACAACTAGATGATTTTACACCTAGAGAATTTGAGAACAAGCTAGTAGGTTTTGAAAAGTTAGAGAGGCAAAGAGATAGGAATGAGT